GCAATAGAGTCTGGCTTGAGAACTGAAATTGCTGAAGACTTTATCCAAGGCATGAAGACATTGTTCAAAGAGCACTTTATCGAAGTGCCAGAAGAAAAATATGACGTTCTAGATGAATTGCAAGCCAAGTCAGAAAGCTTACAATCTGAACTAGATGAGTCTATTACACAAAGCATTGAGCTAGCCAAGGAATTAAATTCGCTTAAAGCGTCTGCAATTCTTGACGAGCATACACAAGATCTTGCCGCTACTGAGGCTGAAAAGCTGAAGAAATTAGTTGAAGGTGTAGATTTTGATTCTGAGGATCTGTATCGTGAGAAAGTATCTGTTATAAAGGAAAATTATTTCCCTAAGACACCTAAGCAATCTCCAGAAAAGATGCTCGTCGAAGAAAGTGGAACTAATCCTTCTGCATTTATCGACAATAACAGCATGATGTCCAGATACGTTGATACTCTATCAAGATCTATCAAAAATCGTTAAACTATAAATAAATAACAATTCCCAACAGAAGGAGAACAGGTAATGTACCTATCAGAAAATATCCAAAAGAAATGGGGTGCCATTCTCGAGCACGCCGATCTTCCTGAGATCAAAGACAACTACAAGAAGACTGTTACAGCCATTCTTTTAGAGAACCAAGAAAAAGCTCTTGCAGAAGAGCGCGGTATGCTGAACGAGTTAGCTCCTGCTAACAGTATCGGTGACGGCACTGCTGGTGTTGCTAAGTATGACCCGATCTTGATCGGTCTTGTACGCCGTGCAATGCCTAACTTAATGGCTTATGACATCTGCGGCGTTCAGCCTATGACTGGCCCAACGGGCTTGATCTTCGCTATGCGTTCCGTATATGGCAACACTCGCGCTGTTGGATCAGAAACAGAAGCTTTGTTTAACGAAGCCGATACTGATTTCTCATCTTCATCTTATACGTCTGCTCTTGCTAACTCTGGCACACCATTGAACGGTACCCATGCTGGTACTGATCCTGTTGCTGCATCCGGTTACACAACTGGTCGTGGTATGTCTACAGCACAAGCTGAAGCATTGGGTGATGCATCTACTAATGCATTCGGTCAAATGGGCTTCTCAATTGACAAGACTACAGTTACAGCCACTTCACGTGCTCTGAAAGCTGAATACACTCTTGAACTTGCTCAAGACTTGAAAGCAGTTCACGGTCTTGACGCTGAGTCAGAGTTGTCTAACATTCTTTCACAAGAAATTATGTTTGAAATTAACCGTGAAGTTGTTCGTACAATATATACAGTTGCTAAAGCCGGTTCACCGTCTACTGCTACTGCCGGTACATTCAACCTAGACGTTGACTCTAACGGTCGTTGGTCTGTTGAGCGTTTCAAAGGTCTATTGTTTAACATCGAACGAGATGCTAACCACATTGGTCAAGATACTCGTCGTGGTAAAGGTAACTTCATCGTTTGCTCTGCTGACGTAGCTTCCGCATTGGCCATGGCCGGTGTGTTAGATTACACCCCTGCATTGTCTACAAACTTGAACGTTGATGATACTGGTAACACATTTGCTGGTGTATTGAACGGTCGTTTCAAAGTTTATGTTGATCCATATTCTGCCAACCTCGGTTCTGCTAACCAGTTCTATGTTGCTGGCTACAAAGGTACATCACCTTATGACGCCGGTATTTTCTACTGCCCTTACGTTCCATTACAAATGGTTCGCGCAGTTGATCCTGACAGCTTCCAGCCAAAAATTGGCTTTAAGACTCGTTACGGAATGGTTGCTAACCCCTACGTTACAACTTCTGCAAACGGTGTTGCTGATGCATCCACCTTCACAGCGAACCGTAATCAATACTATCGTCGCACCAAGGTTACTAACTTGATGTAATCTAAAGCCGTCGATAAGAACGGATCCCGGCAACGGGTTAAAAGGGAGCCTAAACAGCTCCCTTTTTTTGTTATAAATATTGTAGAGGAAATAATTAATGTTTACAGCAAATCTTTCAACAGTATTAAACGAAGTTAGTAGCATAACGACTACACCGGTTACTAACTTTCTTAGACCGAACGCTTTCAGGTTTTTAATTAAAAACTTACCAAGCGTAGCATTTACATGTCAGTCGGCTAATTTACCAGGGCTGACTTTAGGGTTTACCCTTCAACCAACACCTTTTCTAGATATACCTCATGTAGGTGATAAGAACGTATTTGGTGACTTTACAATTCGGTTTTTAATAACTGAAGATATGTCAAATTATATTGAATTATATGAATGGTTAGTTGCACTTGGCTTTCCAAACGACTATAATCAATATAGAAATTTTACTGGAGAACGGTTGAATAGGTTTCCTTTTGTTAAAGATGCTCGTGGTGCTCCGATGGCGGTAGCTTACTCAGATGCAACTTTAACTATATTGGATAGTAACAACGTACCGAAAACAAATATTAATTTTAAAGATGTTTTTCCTGTCTCAGTAGAAGCTCTTGATTTTGATATCACCTCTTCCTCGGTTGATTATTTCGTAGGTATCGCTTCTTTTAAATATAAACTATTTGATATTGAAGTTTTATAATTCTTTTTTGGAGCTAAATTATGGCAACTAAGCAAGTTCAACTTTCCGTTGATGAGATTCGTAAAAATAAATTCTTTATCGCTACCCCATGCTATGGTGGTCAGCTAAACGAACCTTACTTTCGTTCAGTCATCAAGATGATGACATTCTTTAACGGGCATCAAATCCCTCTTGCCTTTGGTACTATTGCTAACGAGTCTTTAGTGACCCGAGCCCGCAACGTACTAGTGGCTTATTTTCTAGCATCTGATTATACTCACCTTATGTTCATCGATGCTGATATTGAATTTCAGACTGAAGATATCTTGAAGCTATACGCTCACAAGAAAGACGTAGTGGTTGGTGCATATCCTAAGAAGGGTGTTGCATGGGATAAGATTAGATCTAATTTAACGGACCCAGCTAACAAAGATAAGAACCTGTCTGATCGTGATATGGCCTCTTTTGGTTCAGACTACGCTATTAACTTTAAGTTTGTTGATAAAGAGACTAAGACTATTGGCGTTGAAAATGGCTTGATCAAACTACATGACGCAGGTACTGGGTTCATGATGATTAGCCGCGAAGCTATTCTTAAGATGATTAAAGCCTATCCTGAGTTTAAATACAATAACGATGTTAATATCAATAATGCCGATCTGAAAGATCACTTCTACGCATTGTTTGATACCAGTATTGATCCTGTTGATCGTCGTTACCTATCTGAAGACTATACGTTCTGCCGACGCTGGCAAGAAATTGGCGGAGATGTTTGGCTTGATCCTTCTATCTCTCTCAACCATTACGGTCATTTCTGCTTCCAAGGTAATCCAGAAGCCATTATTAGCTTTGGCCCTCAACCAGAACAAAAGAGAGAAGAAGTAATTACCGTCGACCTACCTGATTAAGCAACCTTTACTATATTATGCGACTAAGTGAATTGACAGAGGAGTGGTCTAAGGACGCTCCTATTAACGAGACCAACCTTGGGCACGAAGCTGCCCGGGTTCCTATTCTACACTCTAAGTACATTACGGTGATGTCCACCACCAAGCTCCAGCTCCGTAAAGCAGAGTCGGACTATCTTAACACCAGACGTTTGAAGTACAAATACTTCAGGGGTGAGATGACTAAGCAGGATTTAGAGGATGAGGGGTGGGCTCAATATCAAGGCAACAAACCATTGAAGAGTGAAATGGACGAGTTACTAGATTGTGATAACAAGTTGATAGAGTTACAAGACAAGATAGAATACTTTAAAACTACTATCTACACACTAGAACAAATAATTAGATCTCTCAACTCGCGGACCTGGGATATAAAATCAGGTATCGAGTGGGCTAAATTTACCAACGGTATGATGTAATGGCTGATATAGCAATCAAGAAGAAAAATGAAGTTTACATAACAGTACACGCAGATCCTTCAATAGCGCAGGAACTTTCAGATCACTTTTCTTTTGATGCCCCGGGTGCTAAGTTTCATCCCCTCTTCCGTAATAAGATATGGGATGGAAAGATTAGACTCTTTTCAATGTTTACAAAAGAATTATATGCTGGTCTAATTAGTTACTTAGAACATTTTGCTGAGGTTAATAATTATACGATAGATTATGAACAGTATCACATTCAAGCTGATGCCGTAAATCCTGAGATAGTAAAAGAATTTGTTGAGGGGCTTAATCTTAGTCTACCAGAAGGCGCTGCTATAAGAGACTATCAACTTGATGCAATTCATAAAGCAATTTTTAATGCAAGAAGTCTTCTCCTATCTCCAACCGGTTCCGGTAAGTCTCTCATCATCTATTGTCTGCTGCGTTGGAATGAAGAGTTTGGAAGACGCCAACTTATCTTAGTTCCTACTACTTCATTGGTAGAGCAGATGTATGCTGATTTCCAATCTTATTCACAAAACAATGGATGGAAGGTATCAGAGAATTGCTCCCGCATCTATGCAGGTCATTCTAAAGAGAATCTATTACCAATAGTAATCTCCACCTGGCAATCTATTTACGAATTACCAAAGAAGTTCTTTGAGAACTATCAGGTTGTATATGGAGATGAGGCGCATACTTTTAAAGCTAAGTCCTTAACTGGCATTATGCATAAGATGGTCAATACACCTTATCGCATAGGTACAACAGGCACATTGGATGGTTCCAAGACTCATAAACTGGTACTAGAGGGCCTTTTTGGTCCGGTATACAAAGTAACAACCACCAAACAGTTGATGGACAATGATCAGTTGGCTGAGTTAAAGATATTCGGTCTGATACTTCAATATCCTGATGATGTTAAAAAAGCTTGTAAGGATAATAAGTACCCTGATGAGATGAGTTTTCTTTGTGGCTATGAGCCTAGGAATAAATTTATTCGCAATCTTGCTCTTAGCCAAACAGGTAATTCGTTGGTACTATTCCAATATGTCGAGAAG